CCATCAGCAGTCAACAGCTCCACGCCTGCAACAGTAACCAACGCAGCACCAAGCAACAACATATCATCAACCAGAGCTATAGCTTGAGCTTCACGAGCCGGAAAACCTATACAACCCATAAAAGCAAAAATAAATATAAAAATTGTAATTAATTTTTTATTTCGATACAATTTAAAACCCCCTTTCTGGACAAAAAAAGGAGAACGGTAAACCGTCCCCCCTTTTAAAATCCCAAATACTAGCTGGAAAGCCGGTTGAAAATTTTCTTTCCAAATTTGAAAGCTAGGAACACACCTAGAATGGTAATAGCAACCGGAGCAATCGCCAGCATGGTAGCTACTACATCATCAGTTATACCCGAAAATGTAGAAGTTACCAAAGGATCCGCAACACCAATAGCCATAGCAGGAGCAGCAAGAGCTAAAGAGCCAACTACCGCACCAACACCAGCAACAACTTGAACCGACTTACGACCAAAATCTAGAACCTTACCCATTACAAAAAACCTCCTCAAATATTTTATTTATGCTACCCTACCGGGATAACATCTTAAAAAAAGTAACACTAGTAGAAATAAGAAAACCAATAAGACCACCCGAAAAAACTACTAAAACACCCATCATAATAGCCTGTGACCAAATAGCAGTATTATTAGACAATAATTGAGAATAACTAGTAATCAGCTCCAACTAGACCACCTTCTTCAAAAAGGACATAAAACACAAAGCAACCAAACCACCCAAAAGAACAAATTGCATATAAAGCAATGTTTGAAAAATAAACTTAAACTCAATTAAATTATCAACAACAATAACAGCCTGTTCCGGAGTCATTTAAAAACCTCCTATAGAGCAATAGGACAATCAGCTAGGCTAACAGTTCTAAAATCAGAAATTAAATAAATACTCTCCAAATATAAATCAATCGAATTGAATTTCCCGCCGTTCGTCCCTTTTCTAATTCGAGCATTAGGCCGAACAATCGCTAGCACTTCCTGATTTTTCATCTCTTTAAGTACCGGCGCCATTTCCTTAGATTCCGATGAAGCGACAATAATACTATAGCTACCGAATTGAGTTTCATACTTGTTAGTACCAGCCGATTCTTTTACAACTTTAATCTCAAAAATGATATAATATCCACTGTGATCCTGTTTCTCTCGTGGTTCTGGCCGTAATAACTGACCTTTAATAATTAACAAATCTTCTTTACCATCTAAAACACTTAAAAAATCATCTTTACCAACCATCTTTAATACCTCCCCAAATTTATTCACACGATAAAAATATCATGACACTATTATCGTTGTCAAGCGAAAAATAGTATAATTTGTAATTAGACAAAAAAACAAAATAATGATACTTTAAATAATAAAACAAGGGGTTTTTAAAATGAATAAATTAAAAAAAATACGAGAAGAAAAAGAACTCACACAAGAAAAAATGGCCCGAAAACTAAATATAGACCTTCGCAGATACCAAAATCTTGAATATGGTAAAAACAAAAAGTCTATATTACTAGCAGAAAAAGTAGCCAGCCTACTAAATGTTAAAATCGAAGATATATGGCCAAAAAACTAAGCAGTTAATTCTAATTGTTTAATAGCTTCATTTATATCACAGAATATTCCAGCCACTTCATACTGATTTCCGGGGAGAGGAACAAAATTCCTCAAACTAGAACCACCAACAACCTCTAACCCCGGTAATATTTTAACAGCACCTTTTAGAGATACACCCGCAGCCGCTAAATCTTTTGTATATCTCCACCAAGTAGGCTGAGATACACTATTTTTTACAGTTGCTTCACTTTCCATTTGAATCCTAGACCAAATACCAAAAAGATTATTGGCCTTTCTGCCCGGATAAACATCCTTCAACCTTGTCTTAACATCATCAATAGACCTGACAATTTCCATCTCTTGCGCCCCCTCTTTCATAACCTTACAAACCTCATCAATATAAACTTTTTCAAAATACCAATCATTTAAATTACCACACATATTATTTATTTTATCATATACCAATTTTCTCTTTCTAACTTCTACTTCCCATCTTACTATTCTATCCCCTACTTTTTCAAGTAAATTTAAATTTGCTTTAGTATATAATTGACTAGTGGAATTTAGTTTTTTGAGCCGGGGTTTATCGTGGACACGAAATTCCGGCCCTTTATTGTATGCTTTGAGAGTAGTAGCAGCCCCTTTAAAATAAACACTATTTAAGCCAAAATTCATAGCCTCCCGCCTTGGATAAGTACAGCCCCGCATCATCTTAAAAAACTCTTTAACTTCTGCCTGACTAGCTAACCCGAAACAATACGTAACATCGGCCCTCATAAGCTCCCACTCAGCCCACAAAGGCAATTTAATACCTAATCTATACATAGCTAATGAAACAAGATACCTGCAACAAGCTCTAATATCATCCGGCCCACCTAGTACGTTGTGACCTAATATAAACTTATGAGGACTTCCAGTAATCATAATTTTATTACCAGACATAAACCTAATCTGCATTCTCGAATCGTAAGACCCTACTAATTCCGCAGTCGTAACCTGCCATAAAACCTCGCCAGTCTCCATATCAATCTGTTCTAATCGCTTAGTAGCTTGTACTATTTGTAGATAAATTAAATCTGGAATATGAGGACTGCGAATAGATATAGTATCATACATAATACACCCCATTTATTCAAACTTGAATGGTTCGTCGTGTGCTACTTATATACGACGAATAACGAATTAATAAAATATACGATTCAAAAAATTAGTTAAAATTATACTAAGAGACCGAACAACAGCCAGAAAAGCAATAAGCAATAAAGTATTTCCAATAAACCATAACATTTAATCACCCCAGTCATTAATTTTAAAACCCCTAAGCCACAAAACAATTCTCTTGGCTTGCCGATAATAATACCAACAAAACATCTTCCAACGTCTTTTACTAAAAGAAATAATAAAAAACCCTCCCCTATTCAACCATTCCGGGACAATATCATCGAGAAAACTTTTTATGAGTTTTCCGTTCTTGTCACGGAATTGTAATCAATCGAGAATCGATTGAATGTAACCGCCCTTGTTCTTTAAGGCTTAAAATACCTTCTACCATTAAAAACCTAATAGCAGCCGATTCACTAAGACCATATTTAATAGTAATAGCTTCCAAATCAATCATAATTTTTTCAGATAATAAAACACTACATTTTTTGCTGTACTCTTTTTCTTTCAAACTTAACACCCCCTTTATTCTGCTTTAGGAGCATAATAGCAGATAAAAGAAGATAATGCAAGTGTATATTAGGGATAGATAAATTGAAATAATATAAACAATAAAATATGTATTAGGCCCCTCCCCTAAAGGGGCCCCCTCCCAATAAATATTTTATTGAGCTGGTAAAAAAATGGCCCTACAATCTATAGTAGATTCTTCTGTGTCATTATAATCGTAGCCATCAAACAACCGCATACTATCATAACGATTTCCGAGAGATTTACGATAAATAAAAAATTCAGTATCAGTTTTCATGCTTAAACCATAATATTTTTCTACACAAACAAAAATCTTAAAAGGTAGTAAATGAAACCACCAAAACATATTTCCAGCTTTACGATGCACATATTCTTTTTCAATCATCGACCTAATCTGACGGTCGAGCATCCGGTCACTCTGAGCAACCAAAATAAAATCAAAACCAAATTTCCGGTGCTGACTAAAAAATTTACGCCATTGTTTTCTGTCCTTTGCACCATACTCTTTAACCTCACCAACCTTGTTATCATCGGAAAAAAAATCTTTCATAGCCTTGACTTCATCTTTATCATTCTCAACATTAAAACGACCGCCAGCTTCATCAATAATAACTAGACACTGACTCTCTTTACGCTTTTTAATATAGCCCCTAGCCTTTGCAAAAATAGCTAAGTTTTTAACATTGATATACTCTTCAGTCACATAAAAAAACCTAGCAGCAAAACCCCTTTTTATTTCTCGGGGCTTAAAAACAATAGGATAATTACTGATAACATCATGTCCAGATGAAAGAGCAGATAAAATTTTTCGTGTAACATTTAAACTTTTACCACTTCCGGGAGTACCAGAATATAAATTAACCGTCATATACAAAAACCTCCCATAAAAAAGGGACAAATATACAACAAATCTACCTGGCCTATTTGTCCCTTTAAATAATTATTCAATAGCCCTAACCCATCGCAAAATAACTCTTTGAAGATAATAAATACCTACAGCAGTAACATATAGCTCCATATGGGCCACCATACTATTTATCGGCAACCAATAATTCATAACACCAATCCAATAATTATCCAAACCAGAAACTATAGTGAAAGGTGAATTAGGCAACAACCCCAACAAATCCCCCAATATGACACCAATACCAGAAATAAAACTATTAAAAATTGTTATCATTACACACCTCCACCCATAAGTTTTCTGGTCGTTAGAATCAAACCTATGTCAAAAGCAGCGAGTTCAAATAATTTTGCAGTAGACAATATTCCTGCAAACATAGAAAAATCCATTACAAAATCAAAATTAATCAGATTATAATGAGCAGATATAGGGATTTTACCATCCCAACCACTACCGCCAAGCATACCCTGAAAACTTCGCAGAATATCCCAAGGCAAAGAGAAAGGGAATTTATTTGTAAATGTAACACCAGTCAGCTTCAAAGGATCCCAGTTCACCTCTAAAGTAGGATCAAAAAAACCAGTAAGAGCCACAGGAATAGCCTGAACTGATGATTTTACCCCGGTAATACCATTATAAATAGATTGTAACCAAGAATCAGTGGTAGTTGTAGGGTCTATAGTGCCCGGAGGAAGTAAAGACCCAGCAGCAGCAATAACATCCTCAGCATCTTTATTAACTGTATCATCCCAAGTCTGCGGAACAGTTACAGCTTGATTACTTGCATCCCAAGCCGGATTATTATAATTATTAGTAATATTATAAGTATCACCTAAAGCCTGTATAATCTCTTCATCTGCAATCCCTACGAAAGACCCTGATAGGTTACCAGTAGCACCCTGATACCACTTATTTAATGCTACTTTTCTGTTTATCGAATCAGTATATACCACACTATTACCAACCATTACATTACTACCATCAGCATAACAGCCTAAACTAACCATCGGAAAAATCATATTAACAGGGGTAGTACTACTATTACCTGAATTTTGAATAGGACCAGCCCACTTCTGTATACCATTAACATTCACATAAGGCGTAAATGCATAATGACCATTCACATAACTTATACTAGAAGATAACACAACAGCCAAAGAATCAAGCTCGACATTTTTACCAGTTAAGGTAAAAGAATCATACGCAGCACCATTAAAATTGACTATATTAACCGTTTCAACTCCATAAAAATCAACATAATTATCAGTTGTAATAACATTACTGACCCCCACAAAAGAAACAGGTTCACCCGGAATACTACACTCAACAGAACCCTCTTGAACAGCAGCAGCCCCCTCTTTTATATCTACCCAATCCTCGCTAGTAATATAAAACATCGTTTGAGCACTAGCAATGCACAATTCCATTTTAGTTTTAAGCCGCAAAGGGATTGACTGAATAAATTGAGTAGCAGACGCCCTGCCA